CTGCGTCTGTGCCTACTCGGTAGTCATCTTCTATCATAGAACAGATTTCTTTCTGCATCTTGGGAGAGTAGGAATCCGACTCTAATTCTATAGGAATCGGTTGAATCTTCTTCTCGTCAGGTGTTAGGGGGTTCTTTTTATCTTTCATTGATTACTCCTAATTGTGAGTCTTACCGAATGCTCCCGTTTTCTTACCGAAGGGGTTTATTATCCCACCTTTCTTCTTTTCCTTCAACGCATCCATCTCTCTTAATATTTTATCTATCTGATATTGGCACTCACTCTTGGTTAAGTTGTATTGCGTCCTTCTTGCGCTCCCTGTGTAATGAGCTATGCCTCCACTTGGGTCTCTTACTGCGCAGAATACTATCTCTTTCATGTCTATAAATCTATCAGGCTCTTTCTCGAACGCTGCTTTCTTCTCGGCTAATATCTCTTCTGGGGTCTTTATTTTGGGTTGCTCTTGCATTTATCTCCTTATTTATCTATACCTTTCTCTCAAAAATCCACTATCCGATCCTCTCTTGAAATCATATTTTATAGTACCAATCTTTTTTGACATATACAAGTTTAGTCCTATTAAAATAAGAGCTAGTAATACTTCTGCCATTTATATCCTTAATTACCTTTTTGTTCTAGTGCTTTTATTCTTTTATCCATATCATCTAATTCTTCACACACAGCATACGCAAATCTCTCAGACTCGGTCAATATCTGACCTTTAATATCTTCGCAATTCATTCTTTCTTCTACTCTTTGAAGAAACTTAGCTCTTCCTTCAACATTTTTCCACCGCGTAGTCACTAACTTATCCATGTTCCTCCTTAATATAATTTCGGTACATTCGGATCAAACTTGCTTACTGTTATGTACCGTGGATTACTCATCGCAAGGTATCTGGTTACATCGCTAAAATCTTTGTACTTCTCTCTTGGTTTCACTTTGTCTTTCACATCTCCGCTTGAGGTTAAAATGTCTCCTCTTGCATATCTTGATAAGTGTCTAATTGTATTAATACAGTTCTCTGTTATTAAAATCTTAGGTTGGACGACTATCTCTTCGTCCTTCTTCTCCCAGTATAGGAGTTCTCTGACCTTTAAATGTCCTGCTTCTAGTGCGTCTATACCATCTACGAACCTTAATCCACGCTTTAGAAGCTCTTTCTTAGGTGTTGTGCTTGACTGTCCGCCTTGTCTCTCGGCTAATTGGACTGTCTTGTTCCCGAAGTTGGGATCTATAATCCTCTTATGTATCGGTTTCCTGAATATCTGTCTTAGTGATTCTTCCTTCTCTTTGATGATTTTAGCATACTCGGTATAGGTTTTGTCATCTGAATACATCTCGTTGAAGTTCCTTTCAGGATACTCGTCTACGATATAAATTGTACCGGTGATACTTACCGCGGCCCAGATGATCGCCCAGGGTTTCCTATCGTGAGGATCTAATACTTCGTAGAGTGTAACTTTATTGAATGGTACGTCCTCGAAGGGGATTACATGAATACCTTTGTTGAACTTCATGTATATCTTCCCTGATAGATTGATTGGCATACCGTAGATACGAGACTTGATTTCGTCTTTAGTCATCAACTTAGTCTCTAAAAGTGTTCTCTCTTGGTCTATATAAGGATTCTCCGTAGTCCAGAGGAGGTAAAAGCGTATTCCTTCCTTCTCTACTACTCTAGGGAGGGTCTCATCTACCAATGGAGCGTACTTTGACTCAAGCGTATCATGGTTTTCAAAGATATTCTGTAAGAGATCAGTGACTCCTTTCAATGATGTCATGGTAAATATCATCTCACCATTTCTGTCAATAAGTCTCATTCTCTGCTCTCGGTATATATCGTAAGGGGCTTCTTCATCGTTCCATATACCGTCCAAATCTTCACCCTGGAAGCTTTCTCTTTCTTGGTCATAGGACTTGAAAATACCTATTGAACCATTCTTTAGAACTATCTTCCGATTGGTGAATCCTGTGATTTCGTTATATTTCCCATACTTTATACCTAGCTTGGGGAGTAACGACCAGACCTTTCTTTGTTGGATATTCACACTATCTTGGAATGTCTCTGCACATAACCACCATCTTTGATTTGGTTTCTCTCTCATCTTGTTGAGGACGTATTCAGCACCTTTCTCAGTCTTGCCTGAGCGATTTCCTCCAAAAAGTCCTTTGACTTTAGATGGATCTTTGCCAAACCTTTCTTGCTGTTCCAAATTTTCAAAGAACGCTAAGGGGTCAAGTTTCTTGCGATACTTTAATTCCCTTTCGTTTCTCCATAATTGCTGCTGCAATTTGAAGAGACTCGTTTTCGATAGTTTCTTTTGTTTTACCATCATTTTCAGTATATAGTGATTGACTAAAAGTATGATCTAACCTCTGTGCATCTGTCCAGCCAAAGTTCTTTAAAGCGAATATGTCTCCACTTCTGCCATGTTTTCTAAGGGCTTTCTCATAAGACTCTTCTACTATTAGTTTGGCTTCAGCTACAACTTCTATATATCCTTTCCTTCGGCTATAATCAGAAAGACTGGCTTTAGAACCTACAACTAGGGCTAAACCGGATACAGTGTATTCTTCTTCTTTTGTTTTATTGAGATATTTATTAAACGCTGTTGATAGGTGTTGTGGGGTAGGGAATTTGCGAGGACGTCCACCTATATTCTTTTTTAAGGGTTCGATAACTTTGTCTTTAACTTCCATCATTCTCCTTAAATACAATAAACATCTATATGTTTTAATTCTTCTTTAATTTTTTGAGCGTATTTTGTCCCGCCAATCCGTAGGGATTCTTTTAAGACAGTTTTTCTAGCTCCCTTACCCAAGACTTTCATAAAATCCATACAGTTTTTAGTCGTGATACTGATTATAATATCTCGTTTCATCCCTTCCCCTATACTTTCTGAGGTCGTTTACTACTAATACTACGAAAATTATGAGTATTACTAGGTGTATGTCAATCATTTGGTCTCCAATCTCCTATGAGTTTACCATTACCGAGGTCTAATACTAATCTGTTTGTTAGGGTGAATAATCTAATTTTATAGGGGCATTGCCCTTTTTTCATTGCTTTGAATATACTGTCTACATATCGTGCGTGTGTCATAAGTTATTTATTAATACAAGCCCGGATAATTAGTCCGAGCTTCTTGGTCTCTCACTGTCGGCTAAGGTATTTTTGAACAAGTCCTGCCTTAAACCTTCGTTTTCGGGTGTTTTACCTAAGCGAGATTTTCTTTTAAAAGAACAAATCGGTGCAATTAGTAGCTATGTTAGTATATTATTCCTCTTCTTTGTGAGCCTGATTAGTCCCTTCAACTCCTTGGCTAATGCGAGTTTTAGTTCTTTCCTCAAGCCACATCATAGCCTCTTCAATTTTAGTAATCGCAACTGCATTCGTTCTGCATCTAAAAGGACCCTTTTGGAATCCCCTTAAGCGATTAGCTAACAACTCAAGCACATTTTCAATGCTCGTTCCATTTACCTTGTGTTCCTTTATTGGACCACATTGAAACTTTATATGAATATATCCAGCTTCATCATTCACAATAGCTGGACTACCATCTAAAGCCTCTTGTTTTTGAGTGTTTAATCCTCTTAAATCGTCATTCATTCTGACCTCCATTTTGAGGCTACTATACTACACCGAATTATAAAAGAACGTTTATCCTGTATCTTTTTCCTCTTCAGCTTCAGCTTTTTCTTTTAGGAGCAAAGTCCAACCCCTTTTCAAATATTCATATAATACTTTATCTTCAACTACCATCTTGCTTCTTCTATTCTATCCATTAGTAGTGTCAATGGAACCTATATGACACCTATGCCCTTCTTTTACGACCTAATCCTCTTCCTGAACCGCCTCTACCTCTACCTGAACCTCTTGCTGGCTTTGGATCGCCTGCTTTACCTACACGAGGAACAGCCCCTTTTCTACAACTACCTTTCCTTGCTACTGCCATATTTCTCCTTGTTTAATTCATAATAAATACTACGGTTTGCAAGCTAGCTTCACTTACCATAAACTACTTCACCATAAAGCATTTTATAATACAAGTCGGTGGCAGTTGGTCTGCTTTAGTGATTTATGCCTCATCCTTATTAGCTTTATAAGGGGCTTTCCATATAAACGGCTACCACGCCACACCGACATAACCCCACTCAAGCCCTTTCGGGAGTCAAATGGGGAGCAAATAAGAACGTGGATAACCCCCGAATACTCAGTGATTACCTTTTAACCGACCTTCCTAAGCACTATAACGCTTATGGATAAATACAAACTGATGATAGGATTGATTACCTACAAGAAGCATTTATCAGTCGTTAAGCCGCCCGCATTTAACGGTATGGCTAATAGCTTCCTATATCGACTTTCAGCGTCTAATTCCGCCACATCAGCATATTATCAAATAACTATAAAAGCAAGCCCGCCGCTGTTGGGACTGTTAAATCATGCAAGTGTTCCCAGTTTGACGGGTGTTTGTAAACATTATATTCAAAGAACTCTGATCCATATCTTTTTATATCTTCAGTACAGGAGTTGCAAAGACGATTATGTATCCCTTGGCTGTGGAAAAGTTTGTTGCACTTGAGACAAAAGATTTTATTCATAATGCTCTCTTTTAACTCCTAATCTATTATACTATATATCGTAGTTACTGTCAAATTTATAAATAAGTGTAATGTTTTCAATGGCTTATTGAGGTTAGAATAACTGCTAAAACTCGCCACTTTGTATAATAGTTTTTTTGAAAATAAATGAGAAATACCCTTGACAGGATACAGAAGTGTGATAAGATAATAACAATTGAGATGAAGTATGAATAACAAACATACAATTAGAAATAAAAAATCCTCGGCGGGAAGCCTCTGCCTTTCAGGCAATACTTCGTCTCAAACCGTCGGGGATTTTATATTATGGAAATATTAATTAAGACATCATTCCACAATAATAATCTTAAACAAGCAAGAGAGCTTGCTGGGTTTAAAACTAAACAAGAGCTAAGTCGCGCATCTTTAATTTGGCCAAGTGCTCTTGGTAGATATGAAAACTTTAAGAGTTATCCTCAAAAGGGTGGCCGGAATGCCAAACTACTTGAAAAGACTCTGAAATGCCCTTATGATTATTTATTTCCTCCTGAATACATTAAAGCTGTCACCTTAAATATGGGTAAAAAAATAAATGAAATCAAGACATTATCCTTAAACCAGTTAACAGATAAAGACAAGAATTTTGCTATTACATACCAAAAATCAACAATAGACAACACAGCTATAGAAAAATTATTAGATACATTGCCAACTAGAGAAAAAAAATTACTTAAAATACGTTTTGGTTTCGGTGATGATCAACCCCATACATTGGAAGAGACAGCAGAAATTTTTAAAGTTACTAAAGAAAGAATACGACAGATAGAAGCTAAAGCACTAAAAAAGCTGAGACGACCAAGTGCATTAAAGGAAATCGATGGCTAATACAATAAAAGATAAAGGCTACTTCCCACTATGGAGAAAGATCACTGAATGGGGGTGGTATAGGAATGGTAATACTATGAGGGTATTCGTCCATCTATTGCTTCTATGTAACCATAAAGAAAGAAACTATATGAATTATAAGATATTACCCGGTCAATGTGTTAATGGTAGAAAAAAACTTAGTGCAGACTTAGATTTATCAGAACAGTCAATTCGCACTGCTATAAACCACCTTAAATCAACCAACGAGCTAACCAGCAAAAACTATAACAAATTCAGTATAATAACCATAAATAACTACTCTAAATATACGATATCAACCAGCGAATCAACCAACAATCAACCAGCAATCAACCAGCAACTAACCACTCCTAAGAATTATAAGAATGAAAAGAATTATAATAAAGATATACCACCTCCCCTCTCATCCATTAAAAACTTCTTTAAAGAGTTAGAACATCAGGGCGAGGCAGAGCCATTTCACGACTTCTACCAGTCCAAAGGGTGGAAAGTAGGCAAAACTCCAATGAAGGACTGGAAGGCAGCGGCTCGTAATTGGTGTCGTAGGAATTTCAAGCCAGTAGAAGATCACCCAGCACCTAAGTTCACAGTAGAGCCAGAGAAAGAAAGACCAGACTATAGCCCAGAAAGTAAAACAAAGGTTAAAGAGTTAATAGATAAAGCACTAGGGAGAAATTAAAAGACTTAGTAAATAGGTTAGGGTATTAAAAAGGAGGGGTATGAAGATAAGAGTAGTATTCAAATTTGATGAAAAAGATTTGGGAGAAAAGTGGATGAATATTGACAATCTAAAGTTACTTCTATATTCAAAGGGATTTGCAACAACAGAGAAGTTATTTAGAATTGAATCATATAGTGAAGATAAGGAGTCCAAATGAAACATTGTCCAAACCATTGTATGATAATCGCTTATTCTGGAGATAGGTTCTGTAATCAATGTGGGGCTGAGTTAGTCCCTGATGATTTATGTTCCTGTGGT